TTCGAAACGGCGGTCGCCGTTTCGTCGTCGGCAACTGTTTTGCGTTTTGCTCAACCGACGTACGTGCGCTCGCAAGCGCGGTTGATCCCATCGGTCCAGACAACGACGCGCATCTAGCATCCATCATCCGGGACGCTGACCAATTGGTGCCGTGCTGGGGATCGCGCGACAAGCTGCCGTCGTCGCTGCATTACCGGCTTGATTGGCTTTCCCGTCTCCTGCTCGATTCTGGCAAACCCATCAAGGGGTTTGGCCTAACAAAATCTGGCGACCCGTTGCACCCGCAGATGCTCGGCTATTCCACGCCGCTCGTCGATCTTTCGGGCCTTGACCTTCTATGAATAACGAAATCCTGGTCGCCGCGCTCGCGCCGATCGTCTCGCGCGTCGTCACGTCCCACTGCTGGGTCAAGCGCGACGGCAAGCTGTCCCACACCAATCGTCCACTGACCGACGCGAAGCTCGCGCACCACGTCAACGGTGGCCCGGCATACGGTGCGGCGCAGATCCAGCCCGGCGCCAACACCACGCGGATTGCGGCGCTCGATCTTGATTCGCACAAAGGCGAAACACCCTGGCCGGAAATGCAGGCCGTGGCGCTGAAGATCATGGCCGCGTGCGAGCAGTTCGGTATGTGCCCTATTCCGTTCCGCTCGTCCGGTGGTGCGGGGCTGCACATCTATCTGCTGTGGGACGCGCCGCAGGATGCGTACAGCGTGCGTTACGCGTTGCGCACTGTGCTCGAAATGTGCGGCTTGCGTTCCGGTGTGGCCGGTGTTTCCCGCGGCCAAGTCGAGATCTTCCCCAAGCAGAACAGCGTGCCGGCCGACGGCTTCGGCAATATGTTCGTCCTGCCGCTGGCCGGCGCGTCCGTGCCACTCGACACGTTCGAGCTGGACGATATGCCGAAGACCTACGCCGCCGAGATGGACTGGCCACTGTCGGCGAACTGCCATTACGTCGAGCGCGAACTGCCTGTTGCGCCCACCGTCGGTGAAGTGTCGGTCGAGCTGGAACAGGTGCGCGCTGCGCTCGGCGCGATCCCCAATACGGGTGACGACGAACTCGATTATGAGGCGTGGCGCAACATCATTTTCGCGCTGCATCACGCCACGTCCGGCTCCGACGAAGGTCTCGCGCTCGCACACGAGTTCTCGGCGCGCTCAAGCAAATACGCGCCGGACTTCCTCAACGAACGTGTGTGGCCGCACATCAAGCAGGCGCACGACGGTGAGCGCGGCGCGATCACCGCGCGCACGATCCTGCACACCGCGCGTGAATATGGATGGCAGGAACCGATCGAGGATGACTTCGAAGTCATCGTGGCCGCGCCCGGCGAAGCGCCGCAGCGCTCACGGCCGGGGTTCAAGCGCGACAACAATGGCGGCATCCTGGCGATCATCGAGAACGTCGTCAAGGGGCTTGCCGACCCGTTCGAAGCGGGCGTGCATATCCGCTTCGACGAGTTCCGCGCCGAGATCATGCTTGCCGCGCACGGTACCGACGACTGGCGCGGCTTCACCGATGCTGATTACACCCGCCTGCAGATCCGGCTTGAGCAGCAAGGGTTCAAGAAACTCGCCAAAGAGATGATGCGCGACGGCGTCTGGCTCGTGGCCGACGACAACCGTTTCGACAGCGCCGTGCAATGGCTACGCTCGCTCGAGTGGGATGGTACACCGCGCATCGAGAACTTCCTGCGCGACTACATGGGCGTGACCGATAGCGAGTACGTGCGCGCGGTGTCCCGTTATATGTGGACGGCGCTGGCCGGGCGCGTGCTGTCTCCCGGCTGCGAAGCGCCAATGGCGCCTGTGTTCGTCGGCAGGCAGGGCGCGGGCAAGACGCGCGCGGTCAAAGCCCTTGCGCCGGCCATCGACTTCTATTCCGAACTGAACCTGGCCGAGCGCGACGCCGAAGCATCGCGGCGCATGCGCGGTCGGCTCGTGCTCGAGCTGGGCGAGCTGCGCGGCCTGCACTCGCGCGATGCCGAGTCGATCAAGGCGTTTATCAGCCGGACGCACGAAGAGTGGCGCACGCTGTACAAGGAATTCAACACCCACTTTGCGCGGCGCTTCCTGTTCTTCGGCACCACCAACCAGGAAGAATTCCTCGGGGATGAAACGGGCGAGCGGCGCTGGTTGCCGGTCATGGTGGGGCTGTGTGACCCCGAAGCCATAGCACGGGACTGCCTCCAATTGTGGGCCGAAGCGTGCGTCGTATATGACCTGACAGATATCGACTGGCGCGACGCCGAGCGCCTCGCCGTTCACGTTCACGCCGCTCACAAGATCTCCGATGCGTGGACTCCGATTGTCGATCAGTGGCTAGACACGCCGGGCGATTTCGACGATGAAACTGCCACGCCGCGAACGCGCGATTTTCTACGCGCAAACGAGGTGTTGGTGGATGCACTTCGGTTTGACGCAAAAAGTATCGGGACGCGCGAATTAATGCGAGTTGGAAAAGTTTTGCAAGCATTGGACTACGTACGCGTGCGTCAGTCGATTAACAAAAAGCAGCAATGGGTGTGGGCGCGCCGCGAACTATTCGACCTAGGCCACCTGTATTCAAAGTCGGTCTTGCTTTAAAGCCTTGCCCAATATGGGCTGTGCCAACCTAATCCACCTAGACCACCTTTTCTTATCAATGTGCGTGAGAAGTATAGGGAGAATTGGGAAACTTTCCAAAGTAGGGGGTAGAGGTGGTCTAGCAGTCTAGGTAAAAAATTACGCGTTCAGAGGTGGCAAATGGCAAAGCGAATGATTGGGGTAAATGAGCGCGGTTTGCGTGTTGGGCAGGATCACCAGCGCGCCAAATTGAGCGACGCCGCCGTGGAGATGATCCGCCGGTTGCACGAAGACGGAATGGGCTACGACACCATCGCCGTGAAGTTCGAGGTAAGCAAACAGGTCGTCGCGAAAATCTGCCGGTACGAGATTCGCGTGACCACCGCAGTGCGATTCAAGGCTGCTTGACCGTACACATACGCCAGTCATCGCCTTGCACGATTCGCGTATGAACTTGACACCTGAAAAATTAACCGCGTTTCTATCCGTTCTCGCCGGCACGGCTAACGTGACCGCCGCCGCGGATACTATCGGCATGTCAAGGCAGGCGCTGTACAACCGCCGGGAAGTCGACAGCGACTTCGCCGCCGCGTGGACCGCTGCCGAAAAGATCGGCGTCGAGGGAATGAAAGACGAGGTAAATCGCCGCGCGTTCTCCGGCGTGGAAGAACCGGTTTTCTACCAAGGCTCGATGTGCGGCAGCGTTCGCAAGTACAGCGACACGCTTGCGATGTTTCTCATCAAGGCGCGCGACCCCTCCTATCGCGATAGTTCGAAGCTGGAATTGTCCGGCCAGCTCGCCGTGTCGAACATGACCGACGACGAGATCAACGCCGAATTGGCAGCGCTCGCGGCCTTTGAGTCAACTACTACCCCACCCGATGACGGCAGCGACCTCATCTGATCGCGCAAAGCGGGTACGTCGTCTCGAACTGCTTCGTGAACGCGCACGGCGCTTTATCTGGAAACCGCTGCCCGGCCCACAGACGCAGGCCCTCGAATCGCTAGCCGATATCGTCGGCTTCGGTGGCGCGGCTGGTGGCGGCAAGACCGATCTGGCGTGCGGTCTCGCGACAACGATGCATGAGAAATCGATTGTCCTGCGGGAGAACGGAACCGAACTCACGGGCGTGATAGACCGGTTGACCGAACTGCTCAAAGGGCGGGATGGCTTCAACGGGCAGGAAAAGATCTGGCGCAGGGTCACACCCGACAAGAAAGCACGACAGATAGAGTTTGGCTCGTATCCCAATCCCGGCGACGAAACCAAGTACCAGGGGCGTCCGCACGACCTGATCGTGTACGACGAGGCCGCGAACCATCGCGAGGCCGCTGTGCGCTTTCTGATGGGCTGGATGCGCACGGTAACACCTGGGCAGCGCTGCCGGGTACTCATGACCTTCAACCCGCCAACTTCAGCCGATGGCCGCTGGATCATCGCGTTCTTTGGACCGTGGCTCGACAAGAAGCATCCGAATCCAGCCAAGCCGGGCGAGTTGCGTTATTTCGCGACAGTCGACGGCAAAGATATCGAAGTGCCCGATAAGCGCCCTTTCGTACTTGTCGACGGCGAACTCGTGTACGACTTCAATCCCGCGCACTTCAAGCCGACCGACATCATCAATCCGCTGTCACGCACGTTCATTCCCTCGCGTGTCAGCGATAACCCGTACCTGATGGGCACCGGCTACGTGTCGACCTTGCAGGCACTCCCCGAACCCCTGAGGTCACAAATGCTCAATGGCGACTTCAACGCCGGCATCGAAGACGACGCGTTCCAGGTCATCCCTACCGTGTGGGTAGAAGCAGCGATGGCCCGCTGGAAAGCGCTGGATGTCAAGCCACCGATGGATTCGACTGGTACCGACGTGGCGCGCGGCGGTCGCGACAAGACGATCATTTCGCGCCGCCACGGCATGTGGTTCGACAAGCTGCTTGCGTACCCCGGCACAGCCACTCCAGACGGCCCGACCGTTGCCGGGCTGGTGATCGCAGCTAGTCGCGACAACGCACCGATGCACATCGACGTGATCGGCGTGGGCTCGTCGCCATACGACTTTCTGAACAATGCAAAGCTGCCAGCAATCGGGGTGAATGTCTCGGAAGCTGCGCGCGGGATGGACAAATCGGGCCGGCTCCAGTTCTTCAACCTGCGCACCGAACTCTGGTGGCGCATGCGTGAGGCGCTGGACCCGATCGCCAACAACGGTATCGCGCTGCCCGATGACCCTGAATTGCTTGCCGATCTGACAGCCCCGACATGGGAGCTTCGCGGCAGAACGATCAAGGTCGAATCCCGCGAGGAGATCGTGAAGCGGATAGGGCGATCGCCTGACCGAGGCACGGCGGTGGTGCTCGCACTGATCGACACACCCAAGGTGTCTGACCTGTCGCGTAACCATACCGGGAACCGTGACGAATACGATCCTTACGCATATTCGATGCCCCGCAACCGTGGCGAGCACAACCCCTACGCGTAACGACCCATGACCGATGTCCGCCAGTGCACGTTCGACGATCTCGCCAGTGCGGCAGAGTTCGACGTGCTATGCGCGGCCTACGCGCAGGAGTCTGGACGCATGCCTGAGTTTGGCGAGCCCGATGTCAACGGCAGCGCGTATCGGGCAATGGAAGCCGCGGGGATTGCGCAGTGCATCGGCGCATGGAATGGCGATGTGCTGGTTGGCTTCGGCGTGGTGTCGCTATCCGTGCTTCCGCATTATTCGAAGCTGATCGGGTGCCTGATCTCGTTTTTCGTTGCGCCGCACGCGCGCTCGGGTGGCACCGGCTCGCTGATACGTGATCTTGCCGAGCAGATCGCTGCCAGGCGTGGCGCGGTGGGCCTGATGATCAGTGCGCCGACCGAATCCCGGCTCGACACGATCCTGCCGCGCATTGGGTATCGCGCAACGAATCGCCTGTACTTCAAGGCATTGCCGTGAACGAGATCACCACACCATCGCCCGCACTGGTCGCACCTGATCAGCAAACGCTAGGCGCATTACGCAATCTCGACGCCGCGATGTTCGCACTGCCGCAAGCCGAGATTGTCATCGATCACCTGATCCACGGCGGCATGTACGCGAGAACCGCGCACGTGCCTGCAGACACGATCGTATCGGGCGCATTGCTGCGGCGCGCGACCGTGCTCGTGCTGCAGGGCGATGTGTCGGTATTCACCGGCGTCGACTCCGTGCGGCTCACCGGTTTTCACGTGCTGCCTGGCAACGCCGGGCGCAAGCAGCTATTCCGCACCCACACCGAAACGCACATGACGATGGTGCTACCCAGCACCGCGCAATCGGTCGACGAGGCCGAGCACGACTTCACCGACGAACCGGAACTGCTCATGAAGTCCGCAGGCCGCATCACGATCACAGGGGAAAAACCATGAGTGGAGTTATCGCCGGCATTGGTGTTGCTGTCGCGGCTGCAGGCGCAGTCGCCGCGCACGTACAGGCTAACCAGCAGGCCGCAGCCCAGCGCGGTGATGCCGCAGCCGCAGCCAACGCAGCAGGCACAGCGCAGAAGTCCACTGCGGCCGACACGACCAGTCTGAACGCTGGCGGTACGCCCGCAGCGGCTGGCGTCAACAGCGGCCCGGCGTCCACACTGCTGACCGGTTCAGGCGGCGTAGCCAACTCCGCGCTGAATCTCGGTGGCGCGGGACTGGGCGGCAACACGTTGCTGGGTAGCTAATGGCAACGTTGCTCACGAACGACCAGAGCGCGCAACCGGACGCTGCGGCCGACAAGCCCAGCCAGACGGGCGGCAATGCGAAGCCCGTCAGGACGCGCAAGGAACTCATCCTGCAGCGCTGGTACGCGCTGCGCAATGAGCGGTCGTCGTGGATTCGTGAGTACAAGGATATCTCGAATGTCCTGCTGCCCCGCGCAGGCCGCTTCTTCGTTGAAGACCGCAACCGTGGCAATCGCCGCAACCAGAACATATTCGACAGCACGGCTACGAAATCGCTGCGCGTGCTTGGCGCTGGCCTTATGGCTGGTGCTACATCGCCCGCCCGCCCGTGGATCGCGCTCAAAACGCCATACGATGACCTGAACAAAAAGAAGCCGGTCAAGACCTGGTGCGCCGACGTCACGAAGCTGATCCTCGACATCTTCAACCGGTCGAACGTGTACCGGTCGCTGCATTCGATGTATGAGGAAATCGGCGCGTTCGGCACTGCGGTGTCGATCATCATGACCGATTACCAGGACGTGATCCGCATGTACCCGCTGACAGCCGGCGAGTACTGCATCTCGACCAGCGACCGCGGCGAAGTCGACACGCTCTATCGCGAATTCCAGAAGACTGTCGCCCAGCTCGTGAAGCAGTTCGGCTATGCGAACGTGAGCGACAACTGCCGGTCGATGTACGACAGCGGCAATCTCGACGTGTGGCGCACGGTGATTCACTGCATCGAGCCGAACGAAGACCGCGATCCCAGCAAGTCCGACGCACGCAATATGGCGTGGACGTCGACGTATCTGGAACTTGGCGGCTCGTCGGACTCGCAGCAGACCTCGAACATGGGTACGACAGGCGGCGATAACGCACTGCTGTCCGTGTCAGGCTTCAAGAAATTCCGTGTCGTGGCGCCGCGCTGGTCGACGTATGGCGGCGATATCTACGGCAACGGGCCGGCGATGGACGCGCTGGGCGACATTCGCCAGTTGCAGCACGAGCAACTGCGCAAGGGTCAGGCCATCGACAAGATGACCAATCCACCCCTGCAGGCGCCGACATCGCTGAAGAATCACGACTTCGACGCACTGCCGGGCGGCGTGTCCTATGTCGACTCGGCAAGCCCGCAAGGCGGAATCCGCACGCTGTACGACGTCAATCTGCGGCTTGATTACCTGCTGGGCGATATCGAGGACGTGCGCTCGCGCATCAAGAGCGCGTTCTACGAAGACCTGTTCCTTATGCTCGCGAACAACACCAACGCGAATATGACGGCGACCGAAGTCGCAGAACTGCACGAAGAGAAGATGTTGATGCTCGGCCCGGTGATCGAGCGCCTGCACGATGAACTACTCAAGCCGCTCGTGGATGCTGCTTTCGACATCATCGTTGAAGCTGGATTGCTGCCCCCGCCACCGCCTGAACTGGCCGGCGTTGCGCTGCAGGTTGAATTCGTCTCGATCCTCGCGCAGGCACAGAAGCAGATCGGCACCAACTCGATCGACAAGCTGACCGTGGCGCTTGGCTCGGTGGCAATGATGCAGGTCAACGCGCAACAGGCGCCGACGGTGCTCGACAACTTCGACCCCGACGGCTGGTATCAGCAGTACACCGATGCGCTCGGCACCGATCCGTCGATCGACGTCGACCCCGATCAACGGGATACGCAGCGCGCCGCCCGCGCCAAGGCCGCACAACAGGCGCAACAACAGGCCGCGTTGCAGCAGGCCGCAGAGACAGCGAAGACAGCAGCCGCAGCACCGACCCAGGGCGGCGCGAGCAATGCGCTGTCCGACACCATGAGCAATCTCACCGGCTACACCGGGGGTCCGCAATGATCTCGATGAAACTCACGACGGCCGAAGCCAAATCGGAAACGATGCTCGGTGATCCGGAGGAATCTGATCTGCCGGAATACCCATACGGCCTGTCCGTGTGTCTCGACAAGGATTCGCTCGAAAAGCTCGGCATCACCGAACTGCCTTCCGTGGGCACGGTCATGCAGCTCACCGCGCTCGTCGAAGTGTGCAGCGTTTCGCAATACCAGAACCAATCCGGCACCGACAGCAATCTTTCGCTGCAGATCACGGACATGGAACTCGCGGCGGGGAACAGCGAGCCGAAAGCGCTCGCCAATCGCATCTATGGAGATTGAACAAATGGACAACCAGCACAAGCAAATCAAGGGCTACCGCGATCTGTCGCAGGAAGAAATCGACGCGATGAACGAAGCGAAAGCACTGGCTGAACAGGTCGGTGCGCTCGTCGCCAAGCTCGGCGACAACGTGAGAACCGAGCAACGTTGGCTCGCGATTGCCAAAACCGATCTGCAGAAAGGCTTTATGTCTCTCGTGCGAAGCATCGCCAAGCCAACGACGTTCTGACCGTAACCATACCCCCAACACGCGCCCTTATTCTCCGCACTCATGAGCAGCGACTTCAATCCGACCGACCTCAGCGCGCTTGACGAACAGCGCGCCGCAGTGAAAGAGCAGTCGCGATTTGATGCCGCTGTCGAGCTTGACGATATTCGCTGGCTTCTGAGCGGCAAACGCGGCCGTCGATTCATGTGGCGCCTTCTCGGCGATGCACGGCTGTACCAGCAGTCGTTCGACGGTAACGCGAACTGGTCGATCTTCAACGAAGGCAAACGCAGCATTGCACTACGGCTCATGGCGCAGATCCATTCGATCGAAGGTGGCGCCGAGCAATACGCGCAGATGGCGAACGAAGCAAGGGTAAAGGAAAAACCAAATGGCTGACCCCACCACTGAGAGCCAGGCGGCACCGGCAGACGCGACCAGCACGACGGCAACGCCCGCCGATGCATCGCAGAGCCAGGCAGCAACGCCCGATGCCAGCACCGCGCAGGCAGCGAGCACCGAAGCAAAACCAGCCGAACCGGCTGCAGCGAAAACGGACGACGCACCCGCGAAGCCCGCTGAACCTGCGAAGGAAGTCGTCTACGAATTCAAGCTCCCCGATGGCGTTGAGATGAAAGGGGAATTGCTGGACGAGTTGAAGACGACGGCGAAGGAACTCGGCTTGACGCAGGAACAGGCGCAACGCGTAGCGGATCTCGGTGCCAAGCAGGCGCAAGGATTTGCGGCGCAGTTGATGGAGCAGCAGAAGTCTCTCACGACCCAATGGACCGAAGAGACGACGACGGACAAGGAAATCGGTGGCGACAAGCTGTCCGAAAACCTGAGCGTCGCAAAGAAAGCGCTCGATTCGTTTGGTACGCCTGCGTTGAAAACGCTGCTGAATCAAAGCGGCCTTGGCAGTCACCCGGAAGTTGTCCGGTTCATGGTCAAGGCAGGCAAGGCAATCAGTGAAGACGGACACCTCGTGACCGGTGCAGCAGCGCAGGCAGACCGCGCCGCCAAGCCGATCGAGAACCGACTTTATCCGAACCAGAAATAAGGGGCGCACAACATGGCCGTGCTTGGAACCAAGAATCCCACGCTGCTCGACGTAGCGAAATCGCTCGACCCGAACGGCACGACCGCCGACGTGGTCGAACTGCTCAACCAGACCAACGAAATCCTGCTCGACGCCACCTGGGCTGAAGGCAACCTGCCGACCGGGCACCGCACGACTGTGCGCACCGGCTTGCCGTCTGTCGTATGGCGCCGTATGTACGGCGGGGTGCCGGCAAGCAAGTCGACCCGCGCGCAGGTTGACGAAGCGTGCGGCATGCTTGAAGCACGCAACGAAATCGACGTGAAGGCCGCAAACCTCAACGGCAACAGCGCAGCGTTCCGTCTCTCGGAAGCAAATGCCTTCCTCGAAGCGATGAACGAAACGATGGCGCAGACGCTGTTCTACGGCGACACCACCGTCTTTGCAGAACGCTTCAACGGCCTCGCCACGCGCTACAGCACGATCTCGGGCGCGGCCAACGGCAACAACATCGTCGATTGCGGCGGCACCGGCTCGAACAACTGCTCGATCTGGCTGGTGAGCTGGGGCGATCAGACGCTGACCGGCATTTTCCCGAAGGGCACCAAGGCCGGGATCATCCACCAGGATCTTGGCGAAATCGACGCATTCGACGCGAACAACAACCGCTTCCGCGCCCTGGCTGATCGCTGGGAATGGAACTGCGGCGTGGCGCTGAAAGACTGGCGCTACACGGTGCGCGCGGCAAACATCAACGTGGCCGATCTGGTCACGTCGACCACGCCGACGTTCCCGGGTGTGAATGGCACGTCGCCGGTTTCGTTGCCCGATCTGCTGATCGAAATGACCGCGCGCCTGCCGCGTCAAGGCGTCGGCCGCCCGGTGTTCTACGTGAACCGCACCGTGGGCAAGATGCTGCGCCGGCAGGCGATGAACAAGTCGCAGAACGCATTGAGCATCGAAGTCGCTCAAGGCCAGATCACGACGATGTTCCTCGGCATCCCGATCCGCATCTGCGATCAGTTGCTGTCGACTGAAGCCCGCGTCGTCTAAGCGAAGCGCAAAGGTGCAGGCCGCTTCGGTGGCTTGCTCTTAAACGAAACAGGAGTAAGCACCATGATTATGGATCAACAAAACCTGTTCTCGGATGCGCAGGCCATCACGGTCACCGCGAATTCGAGCAACGTAATCGACACCCTGCCGAGCGGTGGCCCGAACACCAAGTCGGGTATCGGTGACGGTCAGGATATCAGCCTGTTCGCACAGGTTGGCACGACTTTCACGGCAGGCGGCGCAGCGACGCTGCAGATCGCGCTCGTATCCGCCGATGATGCGGCGCTGTCGGTCAACCCGATCATCCATTACCAGACCACCGCGCTCGCGCTGGCCGCGCTGACCGCCAAGTCGCGCCCTGTGCAACTCGATCTACCGTACGGCAAGTATCGCCGGTACGTCGGGCTCCAGTACACGGTCGCGACCGGCCCGATGACCGCGGGCGTGATCACCGCCGGCCTGGTCGAAGACCTGCAGACGCTCAACGGCACGGTGGACTACGCCAAGGGCTTCACTGCCTAATCCGGCGCCGGGCTTCGGCCCGGCTATTCATCGGGGTTTGAATCATGGGCATCAAAGTTATTGCGACCGCGCCGGGCTACTACGGCCGCTACCGCGAAGTGAACGACGAGTTCGAAGTCGCGGACGAGCAGGCGCTTCACCCTTCGTGGATGGAGCGTTCGGACGGTAAGGCAATCAAGCGGCCGAAGGTAGCGCAACCGCAGGCCACCGGCAACAACCCGGCAGGCGCGTTGCCGCGTAACCCGGACGTTGAGCCCGATCTGTCGTAACCAGCTCGCGTATCGGTGAGTGAATACGGGAGCCTGCGCGGTTCCCGTTTCTATTTGAGGGGCGTGACGTGGCAAGCGAAGTCGACATCTGCAATCTGGCGTTGGGGCACCTTGGCGACCGCGCCACGGTGTCGAGCATTAGCCCACCCGAAGGCAGCGCACAGGCCGAGCATTGCGCGCGCTTCTATCCGATCGCGCGCGATCTGGTGCTTGAGTCACACGAATGGGGTTTCGCGACGAAGCGCGCGAATCTCACACTGTTGTCCGATACCCCGCCGCCCGGCTTCCAGTTCGTCTACCAGACGCCGAGCGGTTGCCGCAACATCATCGATCTGATCGACCCGAACACACCTACGTTCTACCCGGTCGACGAACGCTGCGGCCATTGGGGTGACAACGCATTCACCATGCCGCCGATACCGTATGAACTGGAAACGCGCACCGACGGCACACCGGTCATTTACACGAACCTTGAGTCGGCGATGATCCGCTACGTCGCATCGATCACCGACACGACGAAATTCAGCGCGCAGTGTGTTGACACGATCGGGTGGCTGCTGAGTGCCTATCTCGCTGGCCCGGTCATCAAGGGCGATGCCGGTGCCGCGATGGCCAACGCATGCATGAAAGCGTACCAACTCAGCCTCGCGCAGGCGCGCGCGAATGACGCCAACAACCGCCGACGCTCCCAGGCGCAGTCGCAGCACCCGGCTCCGTGGATCCAGAATCGATAATGGCAAACATCAAGAACCTGATCCGTTCGTTCGCCGCAGGCGAGATCACACCGGAACTGTTCGGCCGCGTCGATCTCGACCAGTTCCAGACCGGGCTTGCGCTCTGCCGTAACTTCATCACACTGCCGCACGGCCCTGCAGTGAACCGCGCAGGTACGACGTTTGTGCTTGCGACGAAGAACAGCCCCACGCGTGCGCGGCTGATCCCGTTCACGTACAGCATTACGCAAACGATGGCGCTTGAGTTCGGCGTCAACTACATCCGTTTCCACACCAACGGGCAAACGCTTCTGACCGCCGACGGCAGCGCGATCTATGAAGTGGCGACGCCCTACGCCGAAGCGGATCTGTTCGACCTGCATTACGTGCAGTCGGCCGACGTGATGACGATCGTTCACCCGAACTACGCGCCGATGGAGTTGCGTCGGCTCGGCGCGTCAAACTGGACGCTGACGACAATCAGTTTCGTGTCGTCCGTCCCGACACCGGCAATTGCCCCGACGGCAACGGCAACGCACGGCACCACCGGCACGCCGGTGTTTGTCGACTACAGCTATCTCTACACTGCGCTGTCATCGACCGGCGAAGAGTCGTTGCCATCGCCAGCCGCGACCTGCAACAACGATCTGACGCTGGCCGGTTACACGAACGCGATATCGTGGCCGGCCGCGACTGGCGCGGCGCGCTATAACGTGTACCGCAAATACCAGGGTGTTTTCGCATTCATCGCGCAGACCGAAGACCTGAGCATCGTTGACAACAACATCGGTCCCGACACCGGAACCACACCGCCAGAACTGACGAACCCGTTTGCAAGCGCTGGGAACTATCCCGGCGCGGTCAGCTATGAGCAGCAGCGCCGCGTCTTCGCGAGCACGATCACGCTGCCGCAAACCTTGTGGATGACGCGTACCGGAACCGAATCGAACCTGTCGGCGAGCACGCCGTCGCGCGACACCGACTCGCTGGTGTTCCGCATTGCCGCGCGCGAAGCCAATACGATCCGGCACATCGTGCCGCTATCCGAACTGGTGCTGCTCACGTCCAGCGCCGAATGGGCCGTCACGGCCAACGGCTCGGCCACGCAGGCACTGACGCCGAGCACGCTGTCGGTGCAGCCGCAGGGCTACACAGGTGCGTCGAATGTCGTGCCCGTTACGGTCAGCAATTCACTGCTCTACGCGATGGCGCTCGGCGGTCATGTGGGCGAAATGACCTTCAACTATTACGCGGGCGGCTACGTCACCCAGGACATTAGCCTGATGGCGCCGCACCTGTTCGACTTCTTCACGATCGTCGATATGGCTTACGCGAAAGCGCCCTATCCGATCATGTGGTGCGTTTCGTCGAACGGTACCCTGCTGGGCCTGACGTATTCGCCAGCGAACAAGGTATCGGCGTGGCACCACCACGACACCGACGGCGTTTTCGAGTCGGTGTGCGTGGTCACCGAAGGCAGCGAATCGGTGCTCTACACGATCGTCAACCGTAAAATCAATAACGTCCAGGTGCGGTATGTCGAGCGCATGCACTCGCGCCAGGTCGAAGTGCTGACCGATAGTTTCTTCGTCGACGCGGGGGTGCTCGCGACCGGCAACCAGATGACGTCGGTATCCGGGCTCAATCACCTGGAAGGCAAAACAGTCAGCATCCTGGCCGACGGCGCCGTGCAGCCGCAACAGGTTGTGAAGAGTGGAACTGTCGCGCTCCAGCACGCCGCGAACATCGTGGCAGTCGGGTTGCCCATCACCGCTGATCTGCAAACGTTGCCGTTCTCGTTTCAGGCGCAAGCCTACGGTCAAGGCGCGGTAAAGAACGTGAACCGCGTGTGGCTGCGCGTGCACAACTCGTCCGGCATCTTCGCCGGCCCAACGCTCGACGAACTCGTGCAGTACAAGCAGCGTACCACCGAGCCCTACGGCTCGCCGCCCGCAATGATTACCGACGTGATCGAACTCGACCTGTCTCCCGGTTGGGATAACGACGGGTCGGTCTATATCCGTCAGTCGGACCCGCTGCCGCTGATCATCGCATCCATGACCATTGAAGCCGCAATCGGGGGTTGATTTGGCAAAGCTGATCGTGCGCACGCCGCGCGAGGGCGACATCGAAACGATAGCCGCAAACCTTCGCAACGCCGATATCGAAGAGATTCACGGCTCGACCGGTCACCGCGACTGCCTCGCGGTTATCCACCGGGGGGCGCAAATGTCCACCCTGCTCTGGACAATTGAGGTCGACGGCGAGCCCGCAGGGCTGTTCGGGGTGACACCAGCACCGGGCATCGGCGTGCCGTGGATGCTGGGTACGCCAGCGCTTGAACGCGCGCCCAAGCAACTGACGAAACTCGGGCGCGTGTACGTAACCTTAATGAACCAGAAGTACGCGACCCTGCTGAACTACGTAGACGCGCGCAGTCTGAAATCGGTGTACTGGCTCGCACGGCTCGGCTTCACGGTGCAGAAAGAAGCCGAACCTTACGGCGCGTTCGGTCTGCCCTTCCACCGTTTCGGGATGAACCGATAATGTGCTTGCCCGATCTTCTGACAACTGCCGCAAACGCTGCCAGCGCAACGTCAGGCAGCGGTGCGCCTTACGCATTCGGCGGGAGCACACCGGCCAGTTCGTCCAGCATTTTCACACCGGCTAACGCCAATCTTGCGCTTGGCGCGGCCGGTGGCGCAGTCAGCCTTTTCGGCGCCTTGACCAAGGCAAACAACACCGCCATCGCCGACAACGCGCAGGCCAATCAGCTCACAACGAACGCGACGAACGCCGAGCAGGCCGCGGCGAGCGCGATCACGACCGGCATTGCCACCGCGGCCGACACGCAGACGAAAGGCGCGCAAACCGTGGCGTCGCAACGCGCCGCGATGGCGGCAAACGGTATCGACGTGAACGCGGCTGGCACCGCGCAGAACGTACAGGCCAGCACGCAATACGTTACCGACCAGAACGTACAGACGATCAACGCGAATGCCGCGCGCGCTGCGATGGGCTACACCCAGCAGTCGCAAAGCGACGTCAGCAACGCCGCAGCCTATCGGGCCGCCGCCAGTTCAGTCAGCCCGACACTTAGCGGTGCCACGTCGCTGCTCACGAGCGCGACAGGGGTCGCTTCCAACTGGTACCGCAATCAACGTGCAGGGGTAAGTTAAGTGCCGACCGTACCGTCGCTCGATCCGTCGCAACTCGTCACACCGAGTCAGGCGCCCGACGTTCAATCGTCGTCCGCCGTTACGGCCAGTCTGCTCGATCAGGGCGCAAATCAGGTCAGCGCAGCCGGTGACGCACTTGGGCAGGCGGCGAATGCGCAGTCGCAGATGGCGATCGACGCGCAGAACCTCGCGAACCAGACGCGGGTAAATGACGCCGTCAACCAGCTCAAGACGACGCAGCAGGATTTGATGTACAACCCGCAATCGGGTGTACAGGCGCAGACCGGGGTCAACGCGATCCAGCGCGACAGCGGCATGAGCCTCGCCGATGAATACACCGGCAAGCTCACCGACACCGCGTCGCAGATCAGTTCCCAACTGTCGAACCCGATGCAGTTGCGCATGTTCAATGAACAGGCCAACGATATCGCCACGCAGTTTCACGGCGCGACGACGGCATGGGAAGGTCAGCAGTTCAAGTCCTATGCACTGTCGACGCAGGCCGGTACCGTCAAGCTGGCATCGAATCAGGTCGCGCTCAACTACAACAACCCCGACCAGATCGACGCCGGGTTGCAGGCGATCGACGCAGCAACGTATCAGGCCGGCAAGATCAACGGCACCGCAGCAACCGAGATCGAAGCCAACCAGACGGCGATGAAAAGCAACGCCCTGACTGGCGCGATCGACGCCGCATTGCAGCAAGGACAAACGACCTACGCCAATCAGTTGCTTGCCAAGTATTCGCCGCAGATGACCGCCGACGATATCCTCAAGGTGAACGGCAAGCTGAACACGTACATTGGCACGCAGGTCGCGGCAAGCACCGTTGCCAACGTCATGGCCGGTGCGGCGCCGCAGATGTCGAACAGTCCGATCTCGCGGATGGTGGCTATCACGGCGCAATCCGAATCGGGCAATCGGGAAACAAACCCTGACGGCTCGACAGTCACCTCGCCGAAGGGTGCGCAGGGCTCAATGCAGGTCATGCCGGATACGAACGCCGATCCGGGTTTTGGTGTGCGCCCCGCTGCGAACAACAGCCCGCAGGAGCGCGCGCGGGTTGGCGCGGATTACCTCACGGCGATGGTTCAGCGTTATGGCGATCCTGCTAAGGCGTGGGCCGCGTACAACGCCGGCCCCGGCACTGTCGACAAAGCGATGGCCGCCGCGCAGGCCGCAGGCACGCCAAACAACTGGATAAATGCTGTCGACTCGACCGGCGCCAAGATCATCCCCGCCGAAACGCAAGCCTACGTACAGAAGAACGTCGCGGCATACCAGTCGGGCGCGGTCAACACCACGCGGCCGGCGCTTGCCGACATCGTCGCACAGGTGCGCGCGAACCCGGTCCTGCAGCAGAAACCGGAATGGATGCAGCAGGCCGTCACGCTCGCGACGCAGCAATATAACGAGCAGACGCAGGCAATCGACCAGCGCGACACCGCAGCGGTGGCGCAGGTACAGCGCACCCTCTCGTCGAACCGTGGGAACTGGGCATCGATCAACCCGGCCGATCTCGCCGCGGTCAACCCGAAAGACCTGCCAGGCTTGCAGACGTTCGCGAAGAATATGTCGGAAGGCACCAACACCACGAACACAGCGCTGTACCAGACCCTCGTCACCACACCGCAGATCATGGCGAACATGACGAACGACCAGTGGCAGGTACAGGCGCAAAACCTGTCAGTCGACGATTTCAAGACGCTCTCGAAGCAGCGCGCCGACCTGATCAATAACACCGGTTCGAATGCGCCGGGCAGTCTGAACCTGCGCGCGGTGAACGAAACGCTATCGCAGCGTCTGCAGTCGATGGGCATGAACCCCTATCCGAAAATGACGGGCTTCAATTCCGATCCGGATGCCGCGTCGCAGGTCGGTGCAATCCGCCAGTTCGTGAATCAAAGCATTCTCGACGCACAGCACCAGGCCGGGAAAAAGTTCACCGAAGCTGATATCGAGCAGCACATCGACGGACTGTTCACGAAGTCGGTCACGTTCGGTCACGTTCTCGACCTGGGCGTCACGCAGATCCAGCGCGCACCCACCACGCAGAACATGATGTCCATGACGCCGGACCAGATCCCCGACGACGTGTTGCCGCACCTGAAAGCCGACTTCAAGTCGAACGGCGTTCCCAATCCAACGCCGGGCCAGTTGCTCGGCGCGTACTGGCATTTCAAAACCGTACAATCTGGCGCTCACTAAATGGCTGATTTGATCGTCCCGGATTCGGGCACATCGTTCACAGGCAAGGTTACCCCGCAGCCCGCCACCACTGCACCTACAGTGGGCGCGGGTTCCAGCCCGATTGCGCCACCGCAGCCCGCCACACCGGCCACGCCTGCGGTAAGCCCCGCCGCTGCGTATCTGCAAAATACTGCGCAAACCGCGCAAGGCAATATCGCGCTTGCGGTCGGCGCGAACCCGGACTACGAAGCCGAAATGCAGCGCCTCGCGCAGCAGACCGGGACACCTGTTGATAGCGTAAAAGCGTTTCCCGACGCGGTGAAGCAGAAAGCTGCGGTCAGCAGCATCGACTTCCAGAATCTCGCGAAGCAGTTCCCCACCACGGCCGCGTTCTATCAGTCGCAGAACAACGCCAACATCGCGCACGACGACGTGCCCGGTATGCAGGCCGTCGAACAGGCGACAACCAGTCTCGGACCGACCGGCAACACCGTGCCGCTCGCGCCTGGCACAACGGGGTATTTCCAGCCCGATAATAGTCCGCTGCCGCTACGCGAGCGCATGCTGAACTGGGGCCGTAATCTGCTCGGCATGGGCGACGCCGTGCCGACTGGCAACGCCCAGGGTGCAGGCAGCGCGCAGGCATTCATCCAGAATTACGCCAAACAGAACGGGATGACCGTCGGGCAGGAACGCGACGCCGTGGGTGGCGCTTCGGAAATCCCGACCCAGTTCGCGCAGGGCTTCGAAAACTCGTTCACGGCTGGTCTTGCACCTGACGTCAACGGGCCAGCGCAGACGACCGCAGGTGGTGTCGCCAGCGGCGCGGGTAACCTCGCGGGGTTCATTGCCGGCGCGCCACTGAAGCTGGCCGGCGCAGCGGTTGAGAAAGTCGGCGGTTCCCTGTTCGAGCACGTGGCTGGCGAATCGTTCGCGAAGGCCGCGGCGAAAGACGTCGTTGGACAGGCTTCAACGCTGGGGCTCGCGAGCGCGCTCACCGCGACCGGCGATGCGCTGAACCAGAACAGCCCCGAAGCCGCGCTCACGACGATCGGCTTGCAGGGTCTGCATGGCGCCGAGATGGGTGGCGTATTCGGCGCTGCCGGCCGTATCCTGCCCGATAGCACCGCCGTGCAGACGATCGCCCGCGTGGTGGGTGTGAACGCGCTGATGGATGCGATTCAGGGCACGTCGATCGGCGATGACCGGTCCACGGCACAGAAGGTCATGGACTACGGGCTGAACTCGGTATTCGCGCTGCACGGCGCGGGCCGGGCGACAGGCGCATGGATGACCGACGCGGCGAAAGCCGACGTGGCCACGGGCGACGCGCAGACGCTTTCCGATCTCGCTACGTCTGCGGCAAACTCGAAGTTGCGCCCACGCGATCCGCAGGCGTTCAAGGATTTCGTTGCCTCGGCCAACGCCGACGGCCCTGTGCAGAACGTCTATGTGGACGGTGCCACGCTCGCGAACGCGCTCAACCAGGCGGGCGTGAAGATCGGCGACGTGGAGTCGACCATGCCGCGCGTCGCACAACAGTTGCCCGAAGCGCTCGCCACGGGTGGCGACGTATCGATCCCGGTCGAGGACTTCGCGACGCACATCGCGGGCGGGCCGCTCGGTGACGCGATCATGCCGCACCTCAAGACCGACCCTGACGGTATGACGCAGCAGCAGGCGCAGGAGTTTTACCAGTCGAGCAAAGAGACGTTCCAGCAGGCGACAGAAGCCGCAGCGGGCGACAAGGCGAACGACGACGCGGTGGCGCAATCCGCGCAGGCGGTGCACGACAACGTGCTCGACCAGCTCACACAGGCCAACCGTTTCCGGCCCGACGTGAACAAGGTGTACGCCGCGCTTGTGCGCGATAGCTACACTGCGGCCGGCGCACGCGCAGGCCTGTCGCCCGAATCGATGTTCGAGCGCTACCCACTCCAGATCACCGCCGACGATGCACCGGGCGCGAACGCGCTCACCCAGGACGCGCGTGGCAAGCTGTCATTCAGCGACGATATCACCAGCGCACCGAGCACGATCACACTGAACAAGGATGCCGACCTGTCGACGTTCGTGCACGAGCTGGGGCACTTCCATCTGGAAATGCTTTCGCACATGGCGAAGGACGGCTCGCTGCCGGACGTCGGGAAGGATTTCGAAACCGCGACACAGTGGATGGGCACGACGCCGGAAGCGTGGCGCGGGCTGTCGCTCGAAGAGAAGCGCCCGATGCACGAGCAGTTCGCGCGCGGCTTCGAAGCATACCTGTTTGAAGGCAAGGCACCAACGCCCGAACTGCAGGGCGTCTTCCAGCGCGTACGCGCATGGATGGTGAACGTTTATAAGTCGCTGCAGAGCCTGCACGTGCAACTGTCGCCCGAAGTGCGCGGCGTGTTCGACCGGCTGCTTGCGACGAATGACGCAATCCGCAACGCCGAAGCCGAGCGCGCTTACGCGCCGATGTTCCACACGGCCGAAGAAGCGAATATGTCGCCTGAAGAGTTTCAGGCGTACCACGCGCTCGGCAACGACGCGTCGCTTGAGGCATCCGACGAACTGACCGCACGCACACTGCGCGACATGCGCTTTACCGAGATCGCGAAGGACCGCGCGTCGAAGGAAGTACGCGCCGACGTGGCCGCAAAGCGCGCGACGATCCGCGAACAGGTTAAAGAAGACGTTGCGAAAGAACCCGTCTACGCCGCGCAGGACTTCATGCTCGGTCAGGCGAACAAGGAAAACAGGATCCCCGCCGACCTGGTTGCCGAACGCTTCGGCTTTGCCAACGCCGACGAGATGACGAAGGCAATCGCCGACGCCGAGCCGCGCCGCGATCTGGTGGAAGCCCTGACCGAGCAGCGCATGCTGGAAAAGTACGGCGATATCACGTCGCCGCAGGCAATGAACACGGCGGCGAATCAGGCAATTCACAACGAAGTGCGCACCCGCTTCATTGCGACCGAATACAAGGCGCTGACCAAGGCCACGGGCGGCGTCCGCGTGCTGGAGAAAGCAGCGCGGGCAGTCGCGGAAACCACGATCGCCAAGGCGCGTGTGCGCGATATCAACGCGTCGAAGTATGGCGCGGCCGAAGCGCGCGCCGGCAAAGCCGCTGACGCCGCACGCCTGAAGGGCGACCTGGCAGAAGCCGCGCAGCAGAAGCGCAACCAGTTGCTGAATAACCAGCTTGAGAAGACCGCGCGCAATGCCGCGGCCGAAGTGCTGAAGTCGGTGCAGTACCTGAAGAAATTCAACAAGGAAAGCATTCGCGGCAAGATCGACGTGGATGTGCGCGACCAGATCGACGACATGCTGTCCCGCTTCGACCTGCGCACCAATCCGGTCGACAAACCCACGCGCCAGCAGATCAATCTCGAAAAGTGGGTCGAGTCGCAAACCGCGCTCGGCATGGTGCCGAACGTCTCGCCGGATATGCTCAATCCGACGTTCCGCACGCCCTACGGCGATATGACGCTGGAGCAGTTTCGCGGCCTGACCGATGCGGTGAAGTCGCTGGAAAAGATTGGGCGCGACCGCAAGACGGCGATGATCAACGGTGAAAAACAGGACATTCAGCAATACGTCACTGAGCGGTTGATCCCGAAAATGCAGGAGCGCGGCGAGCAGTTCAGCGACGCCGAGATCTTCGACAAGCCGTCCGACCGCAGCAGCAACCCCATGCGCATCGCGCTCGATCACCTGACGTCACAGTTGCGCGCGATCCGCGCCCAGCTCAAGCCGCAGGAATACAAGCGCAACCAGTACGACATGCACGAGTTGCTGGGACCGTTCGGCGAGGCGATCTACGAACCAGTGTTCCGCGCGAACTACCGCGAAGTGGATATGCTCAAGGGCATGTCAGATGACTTTCAGAAGATGGCCGATCACCTGGGCCGCGAGTGGCAGGACAGTCTCAAGACGGGCGTGCCGAACGACCGGTTGATGGACGTGAATCAGAGCACCGACACGACGCGCGTACCCCTGCGTATCGATCGCGGCCGCATGCTCGGCATCGCGCTGCACGTCGGCAACGAATCGAACTTCGACAAGCTGACGTCGGGCTGGAAGTGGAACGCGCAGGACGTGTGGCGCTTCCTGCACGACAACATGACCGAGAAAGACTGGAAGGCCGTGCAGTCGGTGTGGGATCAGTACGACAAGCACTGGCCGGATATGGCCGCGATGAACCAGCGGCTAGGCAACACGTCGCCGGAACGCATTGAACCCCGCGCATTCCAGACGAGGTTCGGTGAGCAGCGTGGCGGCTATGCCGCGATCAGGTACGACCCGCTGCGCTCGCGCCGCGGCGAGAAAGAAGCAGCCGGCCGCGCGATCGACCCGGGCGAAGGTCTGTTCGGCAGGAGCTATTACCGTCCCGACACGACGACCAACGGCTCACTGAATGCGCGCAACCAGGGTTACACCGACGTGGTGGATCTCGACTTCCACACGATTCCGCAGACGATGACCGAATCGATCCACGACCTTGCCTATCGCGAGGCGCTGATCGACGTCCACAAGATCATCACCAACGGGGATTTCCGGCGTCAGTTCCAGAAGACCTACGGGCCGGAAGCGTACCGCTCGCTGCAGGAATGGCTAGGCAAGACCGCCAACGCCGACAACCAGGACCGCGAGATCGGCGCACTGGGCAAGATCCTGCAGTACACGCGCACGGGCCTCGTGATCAACGGCATCGCGTTCCGTATCTCGACCGTGCTCAAACACGGCGGGTCGGCGGCAATCAAGACGGGGGGCTACTTCACGGGCGGTGGTGAAAAGTTTCTCGCCTCGCGCTTTGCCGCGATGGGCACGAACTACGCCGCCGAGATCCGCGGCGCGCAGGAGAAATTCCCTGAAATCCGCGCCCGGCTGCTGCAGCAGGACCGGGACTTTCGCGCGATGTCGGCGAACCTGTTCGAGCCGGAAAGCAAGATCAGCAAGGCCGAGCGCTTCGGGCACGCCGCCGTCGCGTGGTCAGACATGATGACCGCCGTACCGACGGCATGGGCCGCATACGACCGCGCCGTCACCGTGGGCATACCGAAGAACATGGGCGGTACGGGCGCGCCGATGACCGAAGAACAGGCCGTTGCCTACGCGAGCAAGGTTGTGCGCGAGGCCCACGGCAGCAACATCACGTCGGCCCGGTCGATGGTGATCAACAACAGTTCCGAAGCCGTGAAAATGTTCACGACGCTGTACGGCTTCATGAACAACAGCTACGGACAGGCGGCCGATATCGCCGACAAACTGAAGACGGCCGGGATCAGCAACCCGCAGACGCTGGCGCGCGGCTTCATGGCGCTGATCGTGCCCGCGATTTGGGCCGGGTATCTGACCGAGGGACCGCCCAAGGATAAGGACGGATGGGCGCACTGGATCGCGAAGTCGATCGCCGTCGAAGTGGCCGGCATGGTTCCGTTCGTGCGCGACGCCGCAGCGATGGTCGAAGGCTATAGCCACGCGGGCCAGGTCGGCGTTGAATCGTTTCTCAACACGCTCGTCGGCGCGGGTAAAGATGTCGTGAATCTCGCGACCGGTCAGCACGTCAACGCGCCGATCAAGGATATCGCGAACGCTGCGGGCATGGGTCTGCACATTCCGGGGCTCGGTCAACTCGGCGGGTCAGCTCAATACGTGGCCGATGTAGCGACCGGTAAGCAGCATCCTAAAGACGCGCTGGACGTAGCCGAGGGCGTGGCACTGGGGCGCGCGCCAAAGCACTGACGTAACCATACCCGCGCCGTTCGGTCAGAGAATCCGTGCATCTAAAAGGGGTTGCACGGATGACGATTTCCAGCACAACGCGCAAAGCGGGGCCATTCGCCGGCAACGGAATTGCAACAACGTTCCCTTTCAGCTTTGCGATATTTGACAAGACGAACGTAAAAGTCGTACTTGTCAATCCGAATGGCGTGTCTTCCACGCTTACGCTCGATTCGGATTACTCGGTTTTCGTCAACGCGAACCAGAGTGCGAATCCTGGTGGCTGGGTAACCTACCCGATCAGCGGCTCACCGCTCGCGGCCGGGTACGAACTCGTGCTGCTAGGCAGTCTCGCTTACGACCAGCCGACGGATATCACGAACAGCGGCGGCTTCTATCCAGAAGTCATCGAAGATATGTCGGATCGTTCGACGATCCAGATTCAGCAGCTCGTGGAGAACGTCTCTCGCGCTATCGTCGTGAACGAAAGCGAAAGCCCCCCGGCGTCACTTCCCACTGCCGCCGCGCGCGCCAATACGCTGCTCGGCTTTGACGTCTTAGGGAACGTGACGACAGTGCCTATTACGGCGTCCGTCGGCGCTGGCGACATGCGCGACGAATTGGGCTCGGACGGCAAGCCCGGTTTCGTAGCGGGCTCGGACTTCGTAGCTGGTACCACGACGCAGTTCGTGTTGTCACGCCCACCGGGCGGTAAAGCGAACGTCGCTGTATTTTTCGACGCCGCATACCAGGGCAGTGATCAGATCCTGTCCATTAGCGGGCAGGTTCTGACGTTCACCGCACCGGTCCCCGTTGGCACGCAGCGGGTGTATATCCGCACGGGCACCACGTTGTCGATCTATCTGCCGCCGCCCGGCAGTGTCGGCACGGCGCAATACCAGCCGAATTCGATCATCGACTCAGTGGTCAATCAATACTCAGCCCTGTATCGACGCTTGGTCGACTGCGTTAACCTGCGCGATCCCCAATACGGTGCCGTCGGTGATGGCGTCCACGACGACACCGCAGCGGTGCAGGCATGGCTTACGGCTGGCACTAACGGCAAAAATCTGTACGCGCCAGCCGGCCGGTACAAAATCACCAGTCAGGTGGTCAGCGCCGGGTTCCTCACAGTACATACGGACGGTATTAGCGCGACTGCTTTCGTCTTCAGCAACAACGCGAACTGGCGGCACAACGGCGGGGTTATCGGAACCGCGCCGAACACACAAGTTTACATCTCTGGTATCTCGCTCCAGTCGGATGACACGCTTAACGCGAGCGCCGCGATTCTCGACGTAGCGTTCAACAGTGGCGGCAACGGGTCGACTATTCGTGCGGTAAATCTGATCGACGTGGAGGTTTGCGGTACCTCGCTGACGAAGGGCTTCCTGGGTGGCATCAAGCTGTTCAACGCAACAACGCTCAAAGTCGTGCGTCCACGTATTGCTAACCGGAATACCGATCCGGGAAATTATGCTCCGGGATCTTTCGGCATCCGTATGGACACCGACTCGCAGGCCGGTGACTGGTACATTGATCAGGCCGACGTCTATTTCTGCGAACAGGGCATATCGGCCGTAGGCGAAGGTACCGGCGCGGGTTTCGAAGGTTTGACGTGCACGGAGTGTCTGGTCATCGCCTGTTACAAAGGGATCAGTGTTGATTCTTCGATCGATCACCTGTACACGCGCATATCGGGCTGCAACATCAACTGCATTGCATGCGACATCTATATCCATAATTTTATATGGGTAGATATCACTGACAACATTCTCTACCTCTACGACAACGGCTCGGCCGTCCCGACGTGGAACGGTATCGAGATGGTCTACAACGATGTCGCGCACGGTCTGAACGCGGCCAACCTTATCCGCGGGAACACCATTATCGGCGTGACGTCGACGCATGCGACCTCAAAGAACGGGATTGTTTTTGATAACAACCCCAACAGTGACGGCTCGCAGACACTCATCGATGCGAACACGCTCGTGAATCTGGATGCGGGCGTCGTTCTGTTTTCCGGTACGAACAACGTGACGATGACGGACACCAATATGTTCCGTCAGGTCACGTTCCCCGTGGCCGACTCAAGCGGCAATACCAGCAACATTCTCACCTTCGCGAGCGTGGGCAACCCGGGCGCGCAAAGAGATAACGCGGGCGTCGAGGGCAAGTGGGCCAATAACGTCTCGGTGACGATCACAGCCGGTTTGGGTTCTGTCGTATTCCCGCAGGCGTTCAAAACCGCATGTGATTCCGTCGTGTGCCAGAACGGAAATCCAGTCGGGAGCTTCGGTACGAGCGTGGTCAGTGTCGTCAACTCTTCGGTGAACGCAACCGGTTTCGGTGTGTTCGTCAGTGGCGGTGGTAGCGGAACGCTGACGCTCAACTATCAGGCCAAAGGCCATTAAACGCACGGGGTAGAAATGAGCGACGGCCAAAAACCACGCTGGTTTGATACGACGATCAACGTCCAGACACTCGTAACCGGATTGTGCGGCGCGGCTATCGCACTGGCGGTGGCCTATTTCACGCTGGTGCAGCGCGTGTCGCTGATCGAAGCCGACGTAGCAAATCTGAAGTCATCGCAGCACGACAAGGAATTGCAGACGCAAAGCAGCCTGACGGAGATCAAGGGGTCCGTGCAGAACACGAACGAGAAGATCGACAAGCTGACGAGTTTTCTACTACAGAACAGCGCTGGAGAGCGTATTGACGCTAAAAGGTGGGCACGGTGATTAAAGACTATTTCATTGCGGATCTGAAAACCATCCGGTCGTGGTGGTCGGTACGTATCGGTGTTGTTGGGGCGCTGCTGCTCGCCGCTATCCCGGCAATCTCGGACCAGTTCCCGAACGTTGCCCCGTCGCTGCTGTCGTTCTTTCCGAAGCACGGTCAGCAATGGGTGCCTATCGTGGGCGCGCTGCTCGCTGTGGCCGCACGCATTGTCAGTCAGGCGGTGTTGATCGACCGCCTTCGCGGAATGCTCCGCGGGAACGGCGGTGGCAATGGCACGAATTGACGCCGGCACGGCGGGCGGTCAGAACCGGATCGCCTTTCTGGACATGATCGCGGTCAGCGAGATCGGCGCGGCACTGCTTGCCGAGAGCGACGACGGGTACAACGTGCTCGTCGGAAGCACGCCGGCCGCACCTCTGCTGTTCAAAAGCTACGCCGATCACCCGAACGTACTGAACGCGGCGCTGCACTCGACCGCAGCCGGGCGCTACCAGATCCTGTACCGGTGGTGGTGCATC